AAAGAATTATTATTGTTGTGCCTACTGTATCCTTGGTTCTCCAGATGTATTCGGATTTTAAAGATTACAGCTCTGAAATAGAATGGGATGTTGCAGAACATTGTCATAAAATATATGCAGGAGAAGAGAAGGACAGTATAAAGCCTATCATAATAACAACATGGCAGTCCATGCAAAAGAAGAAACCAAGCTACTTTCATAAATTTGATGTTGTTATTGTGGATGAAGGCCATTTGGCCAAAGCCGATCAATTAACCAAGATACTTGAAAGTTCTGTTAATGCTTCAATAAGATATGGTTTTACTGGGACATTACAAGATACTGAAATGCATAAGCTAGTCATTCTTGGGCTTCTTGGTCCTGACAAAAAGATTATTGGAACAAAGCAATTGATGGATGAGGGATATGTTGCAAACCTTACAATAAAAGTGTTGCTTTTGAAATATTCCGAAGAAGCCAGAAAAGAATTAAGACGGGCATGTTTATCTGCAAAGAAAAGTGGTGGCTCAGCATATCAAACAGAAATGGAGTATATTGTTTCTAGTGAAATAAGAATGAAACAAGTGATGAATCTATGTAAATCCACTGTAGGCAATTCTCTGGTTCTGTTTCAATTAGTGGAGAAACATGGTAAATTGATAGCCAAAGAATTAGAAAAGAAAACAGGAAAGATTGTGCTGTTTATTAGTGGCGCTACCAAAGCAGAGGACAGGGAAGAAATAAGAAAAAGAATGGAGGTTGAGGAAAATATTATTCTTGTCGCATCATACGGAACTTTTTCCACAGGAGTAAGCGTAAAGAATATCAAGAATGTAATCTTTGCTTCTCCTTCGAAAAGTAAAATAAAAGTCCTACAATCCATTGGACGAGGATTAAGGGTATCAAAAACAAAGAAATCCGTAACATTATTTGATATAGTGGATGACCTTACGTATTCAACTAAGAAAACAAGCTATCCAAATTATGTAATCAAGCACTTCCATTCTCGCTGGCAATTTTACAAAGATGAAAAATTTAACGTAAAACTTTATGAAAGAAATATATGACTTGACATTAAGAATTTAATGTGATATAATTAATTATAATTATATCTTGAGGAGTTAAAATGTCCATATTGCGGAAAAGTTGGAAGAGGTAATTCAATGAAACGATGGCATTTTGATAAATGTAAAAATAAATAATTTTGGGATTATAATGGCTAAACGGATGAATTATGTAAATAATAAAAAATTCACTAAGGATATTATTGAATTTGTTAAGGCAAGAACTGAGGATGATACCATCACATTAAGAATACATCCTGCAGGAGAATATATAGGCCATTGCATAATGGAGATTTGTAATAACTTAGCTAAGAAGGCTAATTTCGTGAACTACACCTACAAAGAGGAAATGATTGCTGATGGTATAGAGAATTGCATCAAGGCTGCAATGAACTTCAATTGCGAGAAATCAAGTAATGCATTTGGCTATTTCACTCAAATCGCCTTCAATGCCTTTATTAGAAGGATCCAAAAAGAGAAAAAACAAGCAGTAAGGAAGCTTCAATTGCTTTCGGATCCAAAAGCTCTTAATGACATTATATCCAAACAATTCGATGATGGTGTCCCCGGCTCGGAGCATGAAGGGAATGTACAGCATTTTATTGATCAAATGCAGGCTACTCTTGTTGAGACAGGCCAGTTAATAGAATTACATCAAAGAGCATTGCCTAAGAAGAAGGATAAGCAGATTATAGAATCCTCTATATCAAAGTATTTTCAGGAGGATTGTTCGTGGCTTTAATTTATTATATTACTTCAGTGAGGTTAAATAAATGTCATTAATTGCATTGATTGCGGACACACATTTTGGCGCTGGTAATAGTAATAACATGCTTTTACGATATCAGGATGATTATTTTAAAGGCCTTGTTGAAAAATTAACAGCTTTAGGTGTTACTGATTTATTCCATGCAGGAGATTTATATGATGTAAGAAAAAGTATTAACTTCAAAACTCTACGGCAGACGGCTCGATTCTTTAGAGAAAGAATGCAAGCAGCACCTTTTAATGTTCATATCGTGGTTGGCAACCACGATTCATACAGCAAGAATACATTGAAAATAAATGCTCCTGTTGAATTGCTTGATTGGACTGATTTCAAGATATACCAAGAGCCTACTGAAATTGTTATTGATGACTGTAAAATTTTGATGATGCCTTGGATATGTAAGGATAATGCTGAAAGAAGCGAGTCCTTATTAGAATCCTCATTTGCTGATATCTGTATAGGCCATTTTGACATTTCAGGCTTTGGTATGTCAAAAGAAGTAATCAATAAAGTTGGTATGCCTCGCTCTACTTTTAAGAAATTCAAGAGAACATTTTCTGGTCATTTTCATCTACCAAGTGAGCAGGATAATATAATTTATGTAGGCAGTCCATATCAATTGACTTGGTCTGATTACGGGGACACCAAAAGGGTGATTCTGTATGATACAGTAACTAATTCAATGAATTATCTTGAAAATGATAAAAATATTTTTGAGAAAGTTCATTATAGTCCTGATATTGTATTGACAGAAAACCAATATTATGATAAAATTGTTAAAGTATATGGGAATGGCCAATGTAACTCATATGAGTTTGATTTGTTTGTCAAGAAGATTGAATCCCAAAACCCATATAGCTTGTCTGTTATTGATTCTGTTGCTCTGTTTGACGAAGTTGAATCAAACAATGTAAACATGACCAAAGATACAATGTCTTTTCTTGTTGATTGTGTAGAATCATTGGAAGCAAGTGATTCTGAAAAGGATGAAGTCAAGGCTTTGATGTTAACATTGTATACCAAATCACAGGAGCTTTCTTAAATGCTGGTGTTCAAATCTGTAAGATTCAAGAATTTTTTGTCGTTCGGGAATGTGTGGCAGGAAGTAAATTTAATGAATGCCAAAAAAACCATTATACTAGGAACAAATGGTCAAGGAAAATCTGCCTTAATAGATGTCATTACATTTGCCCTTTATAGCAAACCCTTTAGAAAAATTAATCGAGGGTTGCTTGTAAATTCCATTAACAAAAAGGATCTGGTTGTTGAATTATTTTTTGAGATAAAAGGAATAAATTATAAATTGATACGAGGCCAAAATCCAGGTATCTTTGAAATTTATGTCGACGGCGTTTTATTGCCTCAGGATGCTTCATCAAGAGACTATCAAAATATTCTGGAAATGGATATCCTAAAATTTAATTACAGGACATTTACTCAAATAGTAATCTTAGGCTCTGGTAGTTATGTTCAATTTATGAAATTGAGCACTTCAGCAAAAAGAGAAATTATTGAGGACATTCTTGATATCTCTGTTTTCTCTAAAATGAATGATCTACTTAAGCCAATGATTAAGGAAGGAGAGAATAATATTCAATTGCTTGAAAGCAAAAAGGATATGCATAAATCTCATTACACTTTCATGTTTGAAAAATCCTTAAAGAATAAAGACACAAAAGAGAAAAGAAGATTACAGAAGATTGAGGAAATTGAGAGATTGGAAGTGGAAAGACTTGAGAAATTGGAGCTGATTAATGAAACAGCAATCAAAACAATTGAAGTGGAACCAATTGAGCCTCCTAGAGCAAGAAAAAACAAATTGTCAGAATTTGGTATTGGTATAAAGAAAAATCTCTCACTTGTTGATACAGAGATTGAATTCTATAACCAAAATGATACATGTCCTAAATGTAAGAAGGTTCTTGATGATGAATTTAAAGAAGAAAGGATCTCCTTTCTTGCGGGGAAGAAAAAAGAATTTGATAATGCATTAGAACAATTGAATATAGGGCTGAATGCTGCTAATGATAAGATTAAGAAAATCCAATCATTAAATAAGAAGAATGATTCCATTAATAAAGCCGTCCAGGCTATTGAGGCTGATTTATCATCTATAAATTATAAGATAAATTACCTAAGAAAGGATATTGAATCAATCAATAATGAGGATGATGAAATAATTTCAGCTGATGAACTTGAGGAGCTCAAGAACCTCGTGAAGGAATCAGACCAATTACTACAGCAACAATATCATGACCTACACATCATGAAGCTGGGAATATCTATACTCAAGGACTCTGGGGCTAAAACATCAATCATAAAATTTTATCTCCCTTTGATCAATAAGACTATAAATTATTTTCTTGAGAGGTTTGACTTTAATGTACTGTTCATGTTTGATGAAAATTTTGATGAAAGTATCCGAGCAAGGCATATTGACACTTTCAGGTATGGAAGCTTCTCTGAGGGTGAGCGCACAAGAATCGATCTTTCCTTGATGTTTACGTGGCGTGAAATAGCCAAGAAGAAAAATTCCGCATCAACCAACCTTCTCTTCTTTGATGAGGTGCTTGATTCAGGCATGGATGCAGATGGCCTTGAGAATTTCATGGCAATTATTAGTGAATTTGATCCAGATACTAATTTATTTGTCATATCACATAGAGAAGGCGTTGAGGCTGGCTTTGATGCTTCTATAACAGCTGTGAAGGAAAATAATTTTTCAACCTATACATTCAATTAAAAAGGAGATGAAATGAAACTGTCAGATGACACATTAAATGCTGCGGCTAAGGTTGCTTATGAGAATTATTGTTACAAAACAAATTGGAGATCAATAGCTACTGGTGACATCCTTCCTCCCTGGTACGACCTCTCCGTTGAGGTACAGGATGCATGGAAGGCTGCTGTGATTGGGTTGGACGAATTTTATCAAGAGAAAAGAAAATAAATGCTTTTTTCTGTTGACATTGCATAGACCTCATGTTATAATGCTGTATATTGATTGATTGAGAGAGAAAATAAAACATGAGGTCTGTATATGTCATATATGAATTATTATCAAGTAGCAGAAAATAAAAAGAAAGAATTCTTAAGTCAGTTGCCTGTCTCTCAAGAGAGGAACAAGATACTTTGTTCTCTCCTCGCCGCAGAAAACATTTCCATTGTATACAAAAACGTAAAAACAGCTTCCTTTGATACTATCAATCGAGTGCTTGTGATTCCTCAATGGAATGATATCTCCGTTTCTATTATTGACAGGATTATCATTCATGAGGTAGGTCATGCTCTGTTTACTGAAGATTGGTCAGAATTGATGGCTCCTTTGTCTGGTATCGCAAGAAAGGCATCCAATATTGTTGAAGACCGTAGAATTGATAATGCTATGCGCAAAACATATCCTGGTGTTGCTAAGGATTATGCTGCTGCTGGCAAAGAAATAGTTGCTAAAAATATCTGGGACATTCAAAAAATTTCATTCAATACATTAGGTTTCTTTGACCGTGCCAACATGCTTTCAAAGGTAGGGCATTCCAAGGAGCTTATAAATTTTTCTGCTCAAGAAAAAGGATGGCTGAAGGAAATAGAAAATGCTCAGTCTACTAAAGAGGCAGTGGATTTGGCAGTAAGAATTCTTAATGAGCTCAAAGAGCAAAAGAAAGAAGAGAAACCTGAAGAAGGTGAGGAGAAGGTTGAGGAGAAGGTTGAGGAAAAACCTGATGAAAAAGATCCTGGGGAAGAGCAAGGCGAGGATTTTGAAGAGGCTGAAGAGGAAAAAGATCCTGAGGAAGAGCAAGGCGAGGATTTTGAAGAAGTCGAAGAGGAAGAAGGCGAAGGAAGTAAATCCGAAACACCTGAGAAAAATACTGAAGAAGATGATGGAGCCTCGTCTGAAGGAAATGGCTCTGATGAAGCGGCTGCGGAAGAGGAAGAAATACTCTCCTCTGATATATTCGAGGACATTCAAGGTGATCTTGATACAGTAAAAAATAATCAATCAATCAATCATTACTTGGATATGCCTATCAATCCTAAGAATTATATCATTACTCTTGATACTCTTATGCGACAGGGCAATATTAAAAAACATGACCTAGAGTATTGCAATTTCTCTAAGGAAAATCGTGTTTCAATTAAGAAGGATGCTGCTCAATTGTTCAAGGAATTTTCTGTAAGAAAAGAAGCTAATGTTCATAACACATTTTTTACTGACCGCGGAACATTGGACATGAATAGATTGGCAGAGTATAAAACGAATGATCAAATTTTTACGAGAACGGTAAAACGAGTTGCCAATGCCCAGAATCATAAATTTTATTTCTTGATTGATTATAGTGGTTCTATGACAGGCCAAAATATTGTGTTTGCTGCTAGGCAGGCTTCTGTGTTCAAGGAATTTTGTCAAATGGCGAAAGCTGAGTATGAAATATACTTGTTTACTACTGGTACTTCAAAGTTAGGACCCGATCGGGATTCTTATAAAGCGGTTCTTGCTATCGATAATGGTCGAAAACAATATTTTGTTGGTAGTGTTCAATTATTAGAAATCGCAAATAATAATCAAAGTGAGCAGGATTTTTATAACATTATGCATTGCACAACCCGACATATGCTAGCTGATTATCATATGGGAGGAACACCTTCTACTCATGCTGTTAAGTTAATCCGTACTTTGATTGAAAAAGAGAAAGCTGCTTTCCCTGATAAGAAAATCAATTTTGTCATGCTTACAGATGGAGAAGAAGGTTCTCAGTTAGGAAATAATTGTATTTTTGAATCTCAGGACAGAGTTCATTATTCAACTGCAGGTTCTTCTTATCTCGCACAGCTGAAGATGCTGAAAAAGAGTTGTCATTCAATTCTTGGCTTTACAATTGGCACAGCACGAACAATTTATGATAATATCAAGGCTTGCGACAATCCAGACAATAAATCATTCAGTGACATGTATCATGATTTCAAAAATGAGTTAATCAAAAATCATTACCTGAAGCTCCCTTTGGATGGCTTTGATGATTTTTATGTCTTGAAAAATACGAGGGAAGGTTCTCTTGAGGATGAATTAAGCAATATTGATTCTGATGCATCCTACAAAAAATTCTCTGCTACTTTCATCAAGAGCCAGAAATCAGCGATGGTACAAAAAGAAATAACAAAGAAAATATCTGAAAAAATCTCTTGACATAAGGAGAAAATATTAGTATAATATCTGTATAAGAATTTGACAGAGGTATTAATTTTACTATGAGGTGTTACTGATGGACATGACTGACAAACAAAAAGGTTTCTTTTCTCTTCTCAAAGAAAGAGTTGCAGATCCTAAAAAAGTTACTGATATTGAAATTAAGGACGTAGCTGCGCATACAGGCGTCAGGGCTCCTTGGAAATGCATTACTCCTTATACAGTTGAAAAGGATGTTTTCGATTGCACAGTTCTTTTTGATGAGGTCGCAGGCATAGTCAGTCAGTATAAAGCTCAGCCCTTTGCAAAGGCTCCTGCACAGAAAAGAGAGAAAAAAATCAAGAATCAGGTTCCTGTCTCTGAATATGTTAAAACCTCTGTTGTTGATTCATTAGAGAAAAATGTTGAGGAGATGATTTCAGCGGATTATTTTGTCCCTGTCATTAATGAAACATTTGTTCCTTTCGGTTCTATGTCAACTACGACAAAAGTTATCAAATCAGGCAAATTCTGTCCAATGTTTATTTTCGGTGAGACAGGACTTGGTAAATCATTCTCTGTTAGCCAGATAGCAGCAAGAGCAAAAAGAGAAGTGATCAGGATCAATGTTACCGCTCAAACATGTGAGGAAGATTTAATCGGTGGTTTCCGATTGATAGATGGCGAAACAGTATGGCAAGATGGACCCTTAGTAATCGCTATGAAAAGAGGTGCAATCCTTCTCATAGATGAAGTTACTGCCTTGAATCCTGCTTATGCTTTCATGCTGTTTACTGCTCTTGAAGGCGAGCCTATCTATGTTAAGAAAATTAACAAGATCGTTGCTCCTGCTCCTGGTTTTAATATTATCGCTACTGATAATACAAGAGGATACGGTACTTCTTCAGGTCGTTATGTAGGTGTTAATGTCCAGAACGAAGCCTTCTTGGATCGGTTTACTATTGCTGTTGAATACAATTACCCCTCTCCTACCCAAGAGCTGAAAATTATTTCTTCTTTTGGTACTGATACAAAGATTATGCAGGAATTGATCAAATGGGCGAATTTTGTCCGTAATACATACAATGAAGGAGCAATTGATGTAACAATATCTCCTAGGAGATTGATCAAGATTATGGTCATTAATGATATCTTTTGTGACCTCAAGCAATCAATCAGGCATTCCATCGCACGGTTTGAGTCGGATGTCGTGGAATCTTTGCTTGATTTCTTTGATAAGATTGTTAGTGATCCTAATTACTCTTCGGACGATTTTACTTTAGAATTTGAAGAATAGAAAATTTAAGGAGGCTTTATGTTTATTTTGATTGAGAAAGATGATGGAACTTTTATTGTTCGTAAAAAGGCGGGCATTCGTGAAGTATCGGAGAAGGACAGCAAGACCACAGTATACTTTTATCACAAGAAGGATTATCCAATCCATGTGGAGGAATCACCCGAAGCTTTCGCCCTAAAACATAATTTGGTATAAATAGTCCTTGACAAGACAAGGAATATGTGTTATACTTCTTTTTTGTAGTAAAATAATATTAATTAAACAGGAGATGTGAATGAAGATTTCAAAAGAAACAATGGTTATACTGAAGAATTACACTCAAATTAATCCTTCAATTCTGATCCAGAAAGGAAGCACTCTTAGGACGATTGACCATGAACAAACTATCACTTCAAGTGCAGCGGTCAAGGAGGATTTTCCAAAGGATTTTGCGATTTACGATTTGCCTAATTTTCTGTCAGTTGTGAATATGTTTGATGGTGCAGAGCTTGATTTCGGCGATGATGATACTAACCATTGTATAATTAAGTATGCTAATGCTGATACTATGGTGCGGTATATGTATGCTTCTCCTGATGCTGTTGAACATGTTAAGAAGGATATTGTTATGCCTATTACTGAAATCAATTTTGATATCAGTAAGGAGCAGCTGTCAACCATCATGAGAGCGGCTATTACTATGGATCTACCTCATATTCTGTTGACCCCAGATGGTGATAAAGGGATAATTATCACAGCAACCAGTGTTGATAATCCTTCATCTAATACATTCAGGATTTTTCTCCCTGCTGAGCTGACAATAAAGGATTTTTACGTGGTTATTGATTTTCAGAAATTTACCAATTTGATGGAAAGCAATTACAGTGTAGGTATTTCCACCAAAGAGATTAGTCATTTCTTTAACCCTAATATTGAATACTGGATTGCACTGAATACGAATTCTTCCTTTGAGGATTAATTATGATTTCTACGTCAAAAAATAGTTTGTGGGTCGAGAAGTATAGGCCACAAACTATTGAAGATTGCATTCTCCCTATAAGTACAAAGAAATTTTTTACTGAAATGAGGGAGTCCCGAGATATCCAAAATATGCTGCTTACAGGCAGTCATGGCGTAGGCAAAACCACAATTGCTCAGGCTTTCCTTAAGGAAATGAAAGCTGAAACATTATTCTTGAACTGTTCTAAAAACAATTCAATTGATGATGTTAGGACAAAGATATACAATTTTGCATCTTCTATGTCATTATATGGTGAGGGATTAAAAGTTGTCCTAGGCGATGAGTTTGATTATTTTGGACAAGCAGGACAAGCTGCTTTGCGAGGCGTTATTGAACAGGTATCGAAAAATTGCAGGTTTATCTTTACTTGCAATTTCCCTAATAAGATAATTGCTCCTCTGCAATCTAGACTCTTGCTGGTTGATTTTAAAATTCAGCCTAAGGACAAGCCTGAGCTTGCAAAGCAATTCATGAAAAGATGCTGCAACATTCTTGATCAGGAAGGCGTGAAGTATGAAAAACAAGTCTTGGCTATGCTTATTCAAAAACAATTTCCTGATTTCAGGAAAGTAATTCAAATGTTGCAACATTCATCATTGGTTGGTGAATTAACTATAGAGGCCTTGGATAAGTCAGATGGTGATTTTGGCCCTTATATTGTTGCTTTGAAAGCAAAAGATTATAAGGCAGCAAGAACCTGGATAGGCCAGAATGCTGTTGATGCCTCTGATTTCTTCCATACTTTGTTCATGAAGGTTAATGAAATATTTACTAAGGATTCTTTAGCTCAGGCTATTCTAATTCTCCATAACGCCCAGGTCAATCATGCTGTTGTTGTTGACGAGGAACTTTCATTGTCGGCATTGACCATTGAGTTGATGTCGCAATGTTCTTTCCAGAAATAATCATTGACAAGGGATAAGGCTTATGTTATACTTCTTGTATATGATGCACAAGAAGTATAAATTAATTTTGGAGGGATGATGAAAAACATTATATTAGAAGGCCAGAGTGAGAGGATATCAATAGGTGAATTGCTTGATATCTTGATGGATGGGCATGTTATTATTTGTGATGGAATCACTTATAGCATGAAGAAACATAAAATGAATTACACAGAGGAAATAAATTATAAATTCTGTATTTTTGAATGCGCAGGAATACAATATTTTCATAGTATATCTTTGGATTCTTTCATCAAGATGTTTTCTAATAGCACTGTGAGGGTGGTATGCAAGAAGGATTAGGGATGTTTGATTACATTAAAATGATCACCACGACAAAGGAGATGCCTGAGTTTGATGACCATTTTGAAAAAACATATAATCCTTTCATGACAAACAGAGCTTTATCATTGTTCGGAGATAATTCAGTGGTAATAGCTAATGCTGTTAATAAGAATTATGGAATGTCCAAGAAGAATCATTTCTTGTTCCTGCATTCTATGGTGAGAAAGGGTAAACGTAAAAATAGCAAATGGCCTAAATTCATAAAGGAGGATAAAATATCTTTCATTATGGAGGAGTATAATTACTCTTACAAGAGAGCAAAAGAAGCAAGCGTGTTGATTTCAGATGAACAACTATTAGAAATGCGAAAATCTAAACAACAAGGCGGAGTATTCTAACAATTAAGGATGATTACTATGAATAATAAAATTAGTGTTACAATTGATGAATGGTATGCAAACATGTCCAAAGAGATTCGGCTTCCTACTAATGATGATTTCTTGAAAATCAAGGAAACTCTTACAAGGATCGGCATCGGTACTAACAAAGAAGGCCGTAATAAGCTGTATCAGACCTGCCATATCCTCCAGAAGCGCGGTAAATATTACATTGTCCATTTCAAAGAGCTTTTGCTACTTGATGGTAAGGAAGTTGATATCACTGATTCTGACTTTAAACGGCGTAATGCTATTATTGGATTTCTCGAGGAGTGGGGATTAGTAGAACAAGTTAAACCGCCTATTGCTGATGAGGATAAAGCTAAGTCTTCTTCAATTAAAATTATCCCATTCTCTGAAAAAGGAAATTGGGATTTAGTACCTAAATATACTATAGGGTCTAAATCATGATTGCATTAAAATTTTATGACATGACAGGCGAGGCTAATACTTCATTTCTCCCTGAGGTCAAGACTGCACAATCTGCTTGTGCTGATGTGAAAGCTAGGTTTCATTCAGCTGGTGTTACTTTTTTTGATGATATGAATGTAAAAAGAACAGGAAACGTTTATTTTAATTCTGATGATAGGAGATTTTTTACTTTGTATCCTAGGGAGAGGGCTTGTATCCCAACAGGTTGGCGAGTAATTATACCTCATGGATATCAAATGAAATTGGTTCCTCGATCTGGCCTTGCTCTTAAATTTGGCATTACCTTGATCAATACTCCAGGGACGATTGATTCGGATTATACTGATGAATTGATGGTTATATTATATAATACATCAAGACAACCTTATGTAATCACTGAGGGCGATTCTATAGCACAAATGGAGATTGTTCCTAACAATATGTCCAATGTAGAATTTTATGTAATTGCTGATATTCTTGAAGTGAGAGCACATAAAAGCACTTCAAATAGAGAAGGTGGCTTCGGCAGTACAGGAAAATAATACTTGACAAACCCTAAAAACAATTGTATAATGTGTTTATACAATTGTTTATAAGATTGTATAATGTGTTTATACAATTGTTTAATAGTTATATAAAATTTGAGGAGTTATTATGAGAATGTGGATGGTAGAACCTGAGATTTTATGCAGGAAACATCTTCTTGGCGAACATGTGGAGACTCATATGTTTAAGGGAAGTATACAGAGAAAAAAGAATATCAATGGGTTCATCAATAATAATTTGCTTGAACCCATGAGTTTATTAGATCGTCATGAGCAATTGAAACAAGAGATGATAAACAGAGGCTATAATCACAATTCGCCTCTGGTTGATGATTATGATCTTGAATATTTGCCTGATTCTGTGTTGTATTATGAAATTGATAAGGAATCAGCTTTAAAGGATTTAATTAAAAGATGTCCTGAGTGTAATAAAAATTATATAGAGAGAAATTCAATATGAAAGAAATTATTTTACCACATAAATGTAATTTTCAATTGAATATGTTTGAAACTGATGCATCCAAAGCCAAGTGCATCATTTGTGGAAAAGGCATTATGGATGATTATGTCCCTGAGCCTCCATCTGAAATCAAACCATTGGAATTTAAGCGGTACCGAAGTATTCATGACACTGGCTCCCAAAAAGTAATCAATAAAGCATATGAAGAAGGTCTTGATGCCTATTCATGGGTTGCTACAAATAAATACCATGGGACAAATTTTTCATTGCTAGCTGATTCCGAAAAGATCCTTGCCTGCTCAAGAAATCAAATTATACCTGAAGGTGAATCACATTTCGGCCATGAAGTAATGCTGCTTCATCTTAACAAAATAATCAAGGCGATGCAGTCTTATTTTGGTAAGAATATTCAAGTATTCTTTGAGTTGTTTGGTGGATCTTATCCTCATCCAGACGTGTCTGTATTGAAAAATTTTTCAAGAGTAGCTAAGGGTGTTTATTACTGTCCATGGATCGACATTAGAGTAATTGATATTAAGGTTGAAGGAAAATATCTCGATTACGATGAGATGGTTGAAATAGCACTCAGGCACTCTTTGGCAGTAGCGGCATTGATAGCTCGTGGAACATTAGATGAGATGCTTGCATTGGATCCAAACTTCGAAGACGAGACATATAAGCATTATAATCTCCCAAAGATTGAAGGCAATATTTCTGAAGGTCTTGTTATAAGACCGACTAAGGATTTATATTTCAAGAACGGCGAAAGGGTTATGCTCAAGAAAAAGAGTGAATCTTTTAAAGCTAAGAAAAGAGAGCCTAAAGCCAAGCAACCTGATATTGAACTTTCTGCTGAAGCTAATGAGATATTCAATGAACTTTCTTCTTATGTAACTGAGGCTAGATTTGATAGTATCATTTCACATGGCGGAAAGTATACCGCAAAGGACTTCGGAAAGCTTGTAGGTTTAATGATGTCTGATATTATGGAAGAGGTTGACTTAGGTGATTCTTTTGATTCAATTACTAAGGCAGAAAAGAAGCACATAAACCAGCTTTTAATGAAGGAGATTGGTGTCTGTATAAGACCTCTCTTTATAAATTTGGTTTCGGAATTCTAATATGCACACGAAGTATATATTTGATATATCCAAAGTGGTGTATCCTAAACCGTATGAGGAAAATATTTGGTGAATGTATGATACAATCAGGCAGAACAACAAGAATGATACTGAAGGCTTTACTTTGGTCTATGGAACATGGACCCGGAATGACTATAGTGGTTGCGGTTAATTATGATCATGCCTCGCTTCTTATGCGCAAGATGACTGATTTGATTTATGCTATGTTTAATATGGATTCTGGCATTTTCAAGATACATAGATCGGACAAATACATAGTGCTTGGTGAGAAGAAAATTCATTTTGTTTCAGGTTATGATAAAGTGGATTGGCTTTTACTTGGTAATCATGCTCCTTTCAGAATTTTCGAGGATCATTACTTTACTGCCTCACAGGGTATGAACAGACCTTTAAGATACAATAATTTGGCAAAAACAAAAATACTAGCAAAAAAACCTTTGACATTCTTCCAAAAATGTGTTAATATATTTAAAATGAATGAGTAAATATATCATGTAAAAGGAGCTTAGCTATGAAAAAACCAGAATTGAAACAATACAACAATCTAAATGATGTGGAAAAGAACATCATACGAGAATACAAATCCTGGAAACAATCCGAATCTCCTGCGGCGTACAAAATATCTATGATGGATTATTGGAGAAAGCGAGCAAGAACAGCAGGCATTGAACATATTCTATAGAAGAATATTATGGTACCATTATGAGCATAGGCCTGATATTGATCGTATCTGTGGTCTTCTTTTTGAGTCCAATGGAAATGCATTATGATTTGTCTGAAAGTATTGTAGCTGATCCTAAAGCAGAAAATAAATTGCTGAGGATCCAATCGATCCTCAGTGAAGGGTAATATATTATCTACCTTGTATAAATAAATGAAAGAAAACATTGTATTCATACAGACAAGATTTATTTGTAAAAAATGTAAATCTGAGTTGACTTATAAGCCAAGATTTGGTGATTACTACTCTTGCGAAAAATGCGACTGCTGGACTGCTGAAATAGAAATAAAAGAAAAATCATATTTTGATAAAAAACAATGTTGACAAAATTCATATTTCATGTTATTATGTTGTTATAACAATGAAACAAAGGAAAACAAAAAATGAAAAAATTTCAAGAATTCGTGTTGTCTGAAAAAGTGTCCAAATTTGATCCTAATACTGTTTATAAATTGACATCTAAAGTGGATGCAGAGGGTAAAACAATTCCTTCTAGGTTTGATTTAAATGCTCCTCTTATGTTTCATGCTAATAAAGGAACTTCCGTTGATTCAGGACTCAAGAAAATCCCAGGCGGTATGTTTGAATTCATGAAGATAGAAGGTTCTGCTGCGGTTCCCTCTGGTAAAGTTGTAATGCTTACTGCTGGTCAAGTAAAGGACACAGGGAAGAAATTCACCAAAATCACTGGAAACACCAAGAAATACGAAATATCATAATATATTGCCGGTATAACTCAATTGGAAGAGTTCCTGATTTGTACTCAGGATGTTGCGGGTTCAAATCCTGCTACCGGCTCCAATTATTATTAAAGAGAAACAAATGAAAACATTTTCCGAATTTGGTGCTATTAAAGGCTCAGTGATTGACAGATTAGAAAAATTTCTTGGTCATCAGCTTAAGCCTGGCATGACAAAAATTGCAGGCTTTCAGGTCAAACTCATTGATGAACATGAACACGGAGATTGGCTTGAATTTGAATTCATCAACCAGAAAGATAGAAAGCCTTTTTCTGCTGCTATGAAGAAAGCAGGATTTAAGCTCAAGGCAGTAGGACAGGATGGAATTATTATCTCTTAAAATGAATGCGCGGGTTCAAGCAGGGCTTGCTCAGGCCTCATAAGCCAGATGCGCTAGGATCGTTACCTAGACCCGCAACCAAATAAATACCAACAAGATAAAGTCACAGTAATGGTTCATATCCATCTGCTGGTACCAAATTATAATATAAGGAATTAAATGAAAACATTTAAGACAATTGTATCTGAGTCAAGCTCAGTTCTTCCTCAGGATATGAAAGAATTTTTTGAGAAACAACTAAAAGCAAAGATACGACAAACAGGCACAGACCCTAAAGATAAGGATGCTGTTACAAAACTCATGAAAGCAAATATTGAGAGTTGGGCAAAGCTCTGGTTGCATCTAGGTAATTAAATATAATAAGGAATTAAATGAAAACATTTAAGACAATAGTAAAAGAATCAGTAAATGAAGCTAAGGATGCCTACAAAGTGTATCATGATACATATACTTCCGCCATTCAGGAGGTAGAAAAATTTGTCAAGAGCAAAAAATACATGCTTGATAAAGAAGAGATGGCTTCTGAGGTAGGTATGGGCCCCGCAAAGCCTGGAGCAGGAAAAACAAATCGATTTACCCTTCCTTTGTATAAAGAGAAATCAGGTCAGCAAGAGCCTGTAAAACAGAAGAAAGCAGTTCATTTCCAGATTTACGGCAGGGGCAATACAAAAGACCTGGGTGCTAAGTCCTACGAGTTAAATGTTTACATAAGCTAAGGAATAAATATATAAAAAATTTTTAAGAATTTGTTAAAGAAGAAGCAAAGCCTAAAAAGAAACTTTGGACGATGAAGTCTTTAAAATCCAAACATAAAGATGATAAATCGAAAATAGGCAAAAAAGATAACCTTTGCGTGCCAAAGTAAGCTAGAGGATTTTTCTGGATGTATTAATAAAAGTAAATAAAATATTCAAATCTATAAAAGTGTAATAAAAATGAACGTCCGAATTAATCTCTATAATCTAAAGCTAATTAATGATGCGAAACCTGCGTCATATCCTGGCCATAGATTTAATAATGGAGAAAGACTACTCAAATAGATTGAGAATATATACGGGAATTTTAAGCCTCGTGGATCTTCTTGATCCACGAGGCTTTCCTTGTTTGTGTGTAGCTAGCTTAATTGGCAAAGCTCAAGGTCCACGACCTTGCAGATTCAGGTTTGAGCCCTGAACCACACCCTATGAAAAATAAATGAAAAAAGTGCTTGCAATTTGTTTTTAGTCATGTTATAATATCTTTATAAGAATGAGAGATAAACAATACATCATAAGGAACAAAATGGACGCATATACGAAAGAATTTTTTGCAAAGCAATTGAAAATGAAATGCAGAATACTTGGTGTTGACCTTAAGGACAAGAAAGCAGTTGTTGAGGTCATGAATGAGTATAAAGTCGAGTGGTCTAAAATATTTCTTGCATTGGGGAATTAATTATGAAATTAGAAACTAAAGCAGATTGGCAGAGAAAGGCTAGAGGAAGAAATCAGGATGGGTATGAGATTTATCTTGATTGTGCTAACGACGGAAAAGGCATCGATATTACGACTGGGAAGCCTTTGCTGTCATATGATGAATGGATGAACAAATAGGATTCACATATATGGACAATTTTGATTGTTATAATGATGACCGGGTATGTGGCAATTGTATGCATTCATGGTGTGATGAAGAATGTACCTTGGATGGCAATGAAATCTATCCAGATACTGAAGGATGTATTGATCATCAATTTATTGATGAATGAAAAATAGTTGTTGACAAGACCTCAGAATCATGTTATACTCTTTATATAAGATTTATTGAGAAACAAAATTCTGAGGAGATCAAAATGCCTGATTATGCTGAATGTCAACATTGTGAAAATGAATTTGAATTTGATTTCTCTGAGGTAGAGGAAAGAGAGGATATGGATTATGAAGGTAGATGGTTTGTGTATTATGTTGTTGTCTGCCCTCATTGTCAAGAATATACGAGAACTGATTGGTAATAAAATGGCGCTGTAGTATAACGGTAGTGCAGCACTTTGTCAGAGTGTTAGGTGCGGATTCGATTTCCGTCAGCGTCGCCAAAAAATAAATACAATTAGTAAATAATTTGTTTTCAGGTGTATTATAATGATTGAGAAGTTCTAAACAATGAAATTTTGAAGGAGAGTTAAATGAAAGTTGCAGCTAGAAAATTAGAATTACAAAAAATGGCTGATTGTGCATCATTAGAGGAAATGTCGTATATGCTATTTTATGCAGCAGGTAAGCGTGGTGTAAAAAACCCATTGGATAAGAGTAAGCTCATTGAAATAATTTTTGCTGAATTGCTCGGACATGATTTATTCGTAAATGCATCAGGTGGAAAAAATAATTTAGACACCTATGGAGCAGATGCAAAGGATAAAAATGGAATAAAAGTTGAATATAAATCAAAAACTCTGACAGAACCTCAATATAATGCATGGGTGAATAAAAAATATAAAACTACAGCTTCAATGGTTTATAATGGCGCTTTTAGTGATGAAAATATATATAAGTATAAAAGTATAAGGCATATACTTTGTTTGCATTATCAGGGTACGCCAGTTGCTGCTATTGAAGTTAATGAGAATTTTATCTTATCCACTTTAGAATACAACCTCGAGGAGAGAAAGAAAAAACTTCAATTACCTGGAGCAAAACCAAAAACAACAAATGCCAGTACAGTTTATATAAAGTTTTCTGCAAATACGCCAACAGAAGGAAAAATCATATATGATTCAAATGTTAGATTGCCTGGAGTATCTCAGTTCTATAAATGATAATTCTGTTGACTTAGTTCTTACTGATCCTCCTTATTTTATAGGTTTCGATGGGGGAAAGGGTTGGGATTCTCAATGGAAAAGTGATCAAGAATATTTGGATTGGTGTAATCTATGGACTAAAGAGTGTGTGAGAGTGTTGAAGCCAAATAGAATGATATTAGTTTGGGGAACATTGAAGACTGATATATTCCTTAGATACAAATTGGAGATCCTAAACAACATTGAGGATCTATACCCTCAGAATGAGATTATATGGTCTTATAATTGGGGAGGCAGGACAAAGAAAAATTTTGCCAGAAAACATGAATACGCTTGGTCATATAGTAAAGGGAAAGAATTCTTGTTCAATGCTGATGCTGTCCGAGTAGAGAGAAAACTAAAAATAAATATGAGGACAGGTAAAGCTTTTGCAAAAGGAACAATACCTACTTGTGTATGGGAGAAAAATAATCATACATGCTCTAAAGATGCGATAAATTGGCATCCAACAACAAAACCAGTTGAGATTCTTGATAGAATAATAAGAGCATATACCAATCCTGGTGATACTGTGTTAGATATTTTCATGGGTTCAGGTTCAACAGCTGTTGCTTGTCTTGAATCTAATAGACAGTATATAGGTTGTGAAAAAGATCCTGAATATTTTGATAAGTTACAAAAAAGAATACATAGTAAAAAAGGTGTTCGTGATTTTTTATAAAGCCTGGGTATCCCAACGGCAGAGGAAATAGGTTTAGACCCTATCCAGTGAGAGTTCAAATCTCTCCCAGGTACCAAATTATAAGGCGGGTGTAGCTCAGAGGCAGAGCAGTAGGCTTCCACCCTATGTGCGAGATTTCGAAATTCTCCATCCGCTCCAAGTCAACTAAGGTGATAATATGTCTGACAGTAATTGGGAAAATATCATAGCAGAAACTAAGCCATTGTTTGACAAAAGATTTATTGAGAATAAAACAGGTAAAGTATACATTCTCTATGGCGTAGTTTACGCAAGTGATGATTACTATTATGGATTAGTAGATTTACAGGGAGAGAATTATCTTGCATCTTGTGTTACTGATTTACTTGGCAATGGTTTTAGATTGGTTGACAGGTAATATGCAGGATGTTTATAATGCAGTTGTTTCAAACATAAAATCAAAGGAGATTTATGTATAAATTTTTTATAGCCATTGTATGTGTTGTTTTATTGTCATCTTGCAGCTGTGGTTATCCTTATAAGGTCGGGGTATCTAGTTTGAGTTTTTCTTATGGTAATGTGGGAACTTATGGTGCAGGATCATTTTATAGTCATCCAGCGCCTGTTTATCAACCTTATCCTGTTTATCAACCTTATCCTGTTTATAGAGATTATTCATACAGACATCGGAACTATTACCCTCATCCTAGGCCAGTGTATAGATCACATATGAGAAGAGATCGTTGGTAAAAAAGCTCCCTGTACATGGCTAGGTCTTCTAAACCCGACCTTTAAGCATATGAAGGAAGGTATCTGGTTCGATTCCAACAGGGAGTGCTAAAGGAGATTAATAATGTTCAGTAATGAAATATTATTTAAGGACGTAAAGCCTGGGATGCTTATTCAAGGGCATAGACATTTTGGTTTGATTGCTGCAATACATCAAGAAGGAAACCTAGGAGCAATCTTCGAAGGCAAACCTTATTTGGAAATGTATGATGCTCAGGATGTGTACTATGGGTCGTCCTTATCTACATTTTTCCCTGAAGAAATGGTTACTGTGATTTCTGGTGAAGAGAGAGAAATAATTATCAAAAAAATACTGAAAGATTTGGAATTAAGATCAAATGATATACGAAAAGATTTAGTACGTGTTGAAGCTCTATTGGATGCGCAGGATTAGTTTAACGGTAGAACGAGTAACTGAAAAAGGTGCTGCCTTAATAAGATGGAAACCAAAAGGAGAATGATTTGGAATTAGTTAATCAGGAAGTCCAGGAAATGATGGTTGTGCCTTCAACGTATGAGGATACAATAAGACACATAGAGAAGATAGGAAGAATTTGCTATCAGTCAGAGGAATCCATAAAAGAAGGTTCAGCTGAAAAGTTTTGTTCTATGCTGTTCAATAAAGGCCATAATGCCATGATTGAGCATTCATGGGCGGTTTTGCGATTTAAAGATTTGGAAGAATCAGGATGGTATGATTATATCTTTGATCTGTTTCATTCTCCGTTTATGAAATTTGTTAATGCTGATGATTGTGTTTATGTCTGTGGTAATTGGAGAGCATTCATTGAATGCCTGAATGAGGATAAGAATTTGGATTTCTTTAAAGGCATGCCATTTTCTATTCTTAATTATTTGCCTCAAGGTGATGAGCTTAATGTTGATATTCTTCTTGATGATGAGATTCCTGAAAATCTTCGGGCTTTTACTGTTGTATTGAAAACTGGAAGGGATGTTACCCATGAGCTTGTTCGACATCGTCCAGCATCATTCGCACAAGAAAGTCAAAGATATTGCGCATACCGAAAGGATGTAGAATTCATTATTCCTTATTTCTATCAGGACATTGATTATTTCACTCCATTCAGTCGCAGAGTAAAGAAAAAAATTATATTCAATATGTGGAAGACATATCTTTGGGTTACTGAAAAATTCTATAAATTCCTGCTCAGCTCAGGCGAGAAGCCTCAGGAAGCAAGATCAGTTCTTCCTAATTGTACTGCCACTCAAATAGCTATTACTGCTGATGTACCTGAATGGAAACACATTTTCAAATTGAGGACTTCTCCTGCTGCTTATCCTCAAATTAGAAACCTAATGAGAAAAGTGGAAGATTGGCTTTTCTAAAATAATAAATAGGAATATACAATGAAACAATTTTATACAGCAGGATATATTTAGGTAACCTTAACCAAAGGAGCTTAAACATATATGAGAATATCAGAGGTGTACGCCAAAACCAGTAATAGTTCAGTTTACAAAAAAGCAAGAAAATGGGTTCTTGAAAGTAAATGTGAAATTAAATGTGGATATTGTCCTTATCATAAACATGAAAATTGGTCCCGCCACAATGATAGCTGTAATTGGAAAAAATACAGAAGAACACAATACAAGAACAAGGCTATATTCTCTGGCGAGGTGATACAGCTGCAACCTGTATAAACCCAGTTCGATTCTGGGTATGGCTTCCAAATTTAAAGCAGGGGATTAGTTCAATGGTAGAATATCAGCTTCCAACCCTGAAGATGAGGGTTCGATTCCTACATCCCTTGCCAATGCTCCCTTAGGCGGCACCTACTCAAACGCTACGAACGTTTTATGGTCAGTTCAACTCTGACAGGGAGTTCCAGAATTAGGAGGATACAATGAATACTGATGATATGTTCACTTACAAGATTTGGGATAAGAAAGAAAAAGTATATGATTCTAATGGGAATTATGGACGAGCTGCTTATGATTGTTTCCCAGCCAAATCTGCTGCGAAAATTGCAGGTAGACGTTTAGGTGCAGGTAATTACGAGATACATAAATTTAAATTGGAAAGGGTGCATGAATGAAAGGGACGGAGAAATATACAAAGGTTGAGGCTGTTGATGAAAAAGAATACAATGCCCATCATCATTACGAGGTCCATAATGCTGAAAATCAAGAGTGCTTGACTAACATTTATTTTCAAAAAGGACCCATCAAAGAATGTGGTGTTAATGGCTGCCATCATGAGGACCTTATTGCTATTGTGCTTGACAGATTAGACAGCTTCCAGGAATCTCCTTATAATTGCTATGAAAATGCTATGGCAATCAGGAGCTTGGAGGATGCTATGGCATGGCTGAGGAAAAGAACTGATAAGAGAGAAGAAAGAGGCGTGGAAGGCACCCACATAATTTAAGGAGAATGCACAATGATTGAAGAAAAAGAATTTATAGATCTGCTGGGAGATGTGACAGAGGAATTTGCATCAAGAGAAACTCATAATCCTATCGATGGGAATTATGTCTTTGCTGCTCTGAGTGTAGAAAAGCCAATGGAGATGAGAACCCAGTTTGATGCTGTCACCTTCTCTGCTAAGGATAAATTTCTCCCTAATATGATAATTACATACATTACTGAAATTATCAAGAGTGGCGGGTCTGATGAATGCATCCTCAGCGCTGAAGCTCTTCTTGATCGTGTTTTTGCATACCAAGCAGAACATGGTACAGAATTACCTTCGGATACATTAAAATAATTTCAAAATAATTTCATTTTTATGTTGACACTTCCTGAGGATAATGTTATACTCTTTATATAGGATTGATTGGGAGAAAAACAAAATTATGAGGAGAAAACAACATGAATGATGCTGAATATAAAAAGGCACTTAAGGCAGCAAGAATGGACTATGACCGAGCAGTAAATAAAATCAGCACTGATTTTGCATTTTCAAACAATACGATAAAGATTGGTGACTTTGTTACTGATCATGTTGGTACTGTCAAAGTTGAAAAAATTGGTGTTTATACTGGTCTTAGCCAAAATCCAAAATGTACCTACTTTGGTACCTGCTATACTAAGAAAGGCGCTCCTTATAAGGACGATAAAAAAGCTACTGTGTATCAAAAAAATGTTTTAAAGGTGAATAGCGAAGTTTACAAGCAATAAAGGCTAGTTGTGCTAATGATATGCGGTTTGTTTGCTAAACAAGTCCAGGGTAAAACCTATGAAAGTTCGAATCTTTCACTAGCCGTCAAAAAGAAGGTGTTATGAAAGCAAGACAAAAGAAAAAGAACGATAAAAAGCAAGAGAAGTGTCCTGAATGTTCTTCCACAGATGGAATCATAGGAATTTTTTCTCACGGTAAGCTCAAAAGGACACTTTTCTTGTATTGCTCTAAATGTGAATACACTTATAAATCTGGTGAAACTGAATGAATTTGGATGAGTATAAAGCAGAGATAAAAAGACTCACTGAGCTGCCAAATACATACAATGAACAGATGGCATTGGGGCGAAAATTTGCATTGGATAATAACAAGGTAAATGTTGGCGATATAGTCAGCTCTTCATATGCTCATTTGAAGGTTGAAAAAATTATAGTAAATCTCTCCTCAAATGTTCCTTTCTGTATCTACTCTGGCATTAGATACACGAAAAAAGGAACGCCATATAAAGATGGGAGTCGAATAGGCATTCCATCTTATGGTGTCACAAGAATTTTACCTGGGTATATAGATGAATATTAATCATGCTCATAAGAAGATTTATGTTGACAACACCAAAAAATAATGTTATACTCTTTATATAAGATGAATTGAGAGACAAAAAATTCTGAGGAGGGAGTAAATGACCAAAACCCAACAATTGATTATAAGGGCCTGTAAATCAAAAAACCCACAGAGAAGGCTCCGTAGTGTGTATCGAAGGTTTTACGGCAGATTTGATTATGATATTGAATCTAGATATCTGTCTATTGTTGTTTGTGATGTAGTTGATGATTACATCAAGCCATCCACATTTGATGTAATTACAGGCGTTTCAGGTTGGGATTTCATTCCTAAATTGAATGCTTTCGATCATAATCAAAAGGTCTTACAATATTTGATGGATTTGATTAGATTCTCGGAGGAATCAAAATTCCCAGGATTAACAAAAGCAGCAAAATTTAGAAATTGAACACAGGTGATGTAATGGAATATACAAAGAGTTTAGGCTTCTTTGCTTGCAAGGGATTGAGAGTTCAAATCTCTCTCAGTGTACTAAATTAGAAAAAAGAAAAGGAATGTCAATTTAATTGTTGACATTCCTTTTTTTATTTGTTATACTCTTTATATAAGATTGATTGTGAGACAAAAAATAAATTCTGTGAGGAGAGTAAAATGTTTAAAGCTGAAGTTGATGATGTAATACAATTCATTGTTGATAGCAATCGTGTAAAATCCGAATTAGGTAAGAATTTCTTTCTTTTAGATTCAGGAGTCACTCAGAAGGAGGCTTTGTATATCAAATTTGAGGTCAGAGTAAGAGACTTTAAAGCGAAAGGCGATAGAATTATCCGTGATGAAGAACTTTCTTGCCCTGTACATATGATCTTTTTCGGCGATACAAGTGTGTTTTTCTATGCTGATAAAAATCTTGAATGTAGTGACATTCCTTCTCCTGAATTGTTCGTCAATACATCAAATCATAATTCTTGTTGGCGAAGTGATGGCTTCAGTAAATTAAATGAATTGTATTTTGATATGTGTGAAGAAATAAACCCAAAGATGGATCCTGATAATTTAGAATCATATGTGAATTTTTCATTTGTTTCCATGAAAAAAGTTGATGTTACTTATGCTTCTGCTGAAGATTATGGTTGTAATCTTTTAAGCATTACAAAAAAGGAGGTTGAATAATATGGAAAGAGTTGTGATACATACGAATCACCCAATTAAATTATGGGTTGGTGATGATTTTGAACACGAGGCATTACAGCAAGCAATCAATGTTGCCAATCTTCCTGATATCTTTCGGCATGTAGCAATTATGCCTGATGCGCATATGGGAATGGGGGTGCCAATTGGTTGTGTTTTTGCTACTCAAAAAACCGTTGTCCCTAATGCTGTTGGTGTGGATATTGGTTGTGGTATGACTGCTGTTAAATTACCTGTTACAGAATGGCAAATCCGTGAGGCAGCAACCGTAATCATCAATGATATTCATCAATCAGGAATTCTTTCTGTTCGTCAGCAGAATCCAATGTTTGATTTACAATATTATCTTAAAAAACCCTGTACTGACTTTGTGAATTTACATTTGGGCAATGCAGTAAATCAATTAGGAACCTTAGGTGGCGGGAATCATTTCATTGAATTCCAAAGAGACCATAATAATGATATATGGTTGATGATACATTCAGGTTCCAGAAATCTAGGACAGAAAATTGGTGTTGAGTATAACATGATTGCTGAGGACCTGAATGAAAGATATTTCTCTTCTGTCCATACATCCCATAAATTGGCATTTCTTCCTTTGGATTCTGAGGAAGGAAAGAATTATATCAAGGACATGAATTTTGCAGTTGCATACGCAAAGGCAAACAGGAGAACGATTATCATGACCATTCTTGATATACTGGAAAAGATTTATCCTGATGTGTCAAAAGTTGATTTCGATGATGATTCAATCAATTCAACTCATAATTTCGCAAGACTGGAATATCATTTCGGACATAATGTGATGGTTCATCGTAAAGGTGCCACTTTCGCTGGTTCAGGAGAGATTGGTTTAATTCCAGGGTCTCAAGGAACATGCTCTTACATTGTTGAAGGAAAAGGAAACAGAGATTCATTTGATTCCTGTTCTCATGGAGCTGGCAGAAAGTATTCAAGAACCAAAGCAAGAACTACACTTGATCTTGATTACGAGCAATTATTTATGGATGAACAGAACATAATCCATAATATGACTTCAGTATCAAATTTAGATGAGGCTGCTGGTGCCTATAAAGATATTGATGAGGTAATGACATTACAGCAAGACCTTGTTAGTATCACTCATAAACTTTCACCTATTCTTGTTGTCAAAAACTAAGGAGATTTATATATGGAAACAGACTGGAAACCTGGTGATGTGATAGAATTCTGTGAAAATCTTTATATTGTGGTTGAAAATCATGGTGACTCTGGTGTTGTTAGAGAAAATTGTGAAGGTGGCTTAGTCATTAGCCATTGGCAATGGGATTTCGCAGGAGCTAAGTGTGAATTAGTAAAATCTGCTGATAGCAATAAAACTGCTTAGAATCGTCCTGAAGATGCAGTTGTAGGAAGACATATCAATATATAAAACCTAAAATTTAATGCGAGGAGAAGCAGCCATGAATGCGGAGATCAAATTTAAGAAAGACGGTCGATTAAAAATATTTGTTAATGTAGAACCGAGCACCCATAACCAGAATCAAGAAGTAATTTCATATAAGATTGTTGAAAAGCGGGAAGGCGATATGTTTAAGGTGTCCATGAAAACTACCAACCTTTGGTCGACTGTTTTCGAGGACAATTCTTTAGAATTCATTTTTGGAACACTAGGGATATAATATGTTTATTACAGAGAAGAAACAAGAAATCATCAATCAGGTAGTCGGCTTTAAATGTGACAAATGTAACACATCTTTTACTTCTGAGGATTTTGTTGAAATGCAGGAATGTGTCTCTATCAATATCATGGGAGGCTGGGGTTCTGTATTCGGCGATGGCTCTGATTTGAGTGCTACATTTTGTCAAAATTGCGCAAAAGAATTGTTTGGAGAATATATGAATGATAATATAAATGAAGAACCTGAGGAATTTGAAGGGTTCAATTTGTCTTATGAACAGGCAATACAAATAAGAGAATGGGAAGAGGCTGGATGTACCTGGAGAAAAATTGCTGAGAAGGCTGCTGAAGCATGGCCAGATATGGACATTGGTTTTGACAATCAATTAGATGGAAGAGAACTTGCCTTTGCTACTGATAGAATTCTGGCAGCATGATTAATAGTGCTTGACATCTCCTTCGGGTTATGTTATACTCTTTATATAAGATTGATTGAGAGTAAAGAATTAAAGGAGAATCATGAAAGCAATGTCAACAAGGGATAAACTTCAAGAAATAATTTCTACTCTGGAATTTCTACTCATTGAAATTCCAGATGAGGATGAGGCTATTGAGGCTAATATTGACCTAGATGAATTGACCTCATCAATATCACATTTGGTTATGGCTATTAATGGCTTGAATGCTTCATTAATCACTGCAAAATAGGAGAATCAGTTGCCGAATTATAACCAATATCTCTCTGTGAATCATATAGGAGGGTATGTATACTCTAAGGAGGTGCATACCCTTAACAGAGAAATAGAAATCAAAAGAGTAAAGAAATTCAATTGGAAATTTTTCATTCAGGATCAATTAGGTGAAGGGAAATATCAGGATGTTAAAGGTCATCCTCTTAAACTTATTTCCTCTGCAACAATAAAGGATTTCAAAGATAAAGTAAAAGCTTTCAATGATTATGGTCATAAGGTTTATGGTACAGACAAATTAGCATATCAATACATATATGAAAATTTTGAGAAGGATAAGATAAATAACAAATTTGTAAGAATAGGGTATTTTGATATTGAAACATCAAGAGACCCTATTCATGGATATAGTCCTGCACATGAAGCAAAGAATCCTATCACGACTATTTCATTGGTCTTGAATGGAAAGAATTATTACTGGGCGAGAAAGGATCTTCCTTCATCTTTCCTTGATAAATTTAATGTTGAATTCTTTTGGTTTGACAATGAAGCTGAAATGCTTGATAATTTCAATCGATTCGTTGGGCTTAATGTTGATATCCTTTCTGGATGGAATATTGAAACATATGATATAACGTATCTTGTAACAAGGTCATTGAATTTGGGAGTAGATCCTAAGAAGTTATCGCCTTTCAATATGATCACCAAGAAAGAAATTAAGGATGGGTTCTATAATACACATACAACATACAATATTATAGGCGTAGCTATTCTTGATTATCTTCAGTTGTATAAAAAATTTACATATGTTACAAGAGACAATTATCGGTTAGATACTATTGCTGAAGTTGAATTAGGCGACAAGAAAGTGGATTATGCTGCTTATGGTAACCTTGAGAATCTCTATCATGAAAATTTTGAGCTGTTCTCCGAGTACAATATCAAGGATTCACAAATTGTAAGCAGATTAGAGAACAAATTGAGGCTTATTGATCTTGCTATTACTCTTGCGTATAAAACAGGCTGTAACTTCGAGGATACATTAGGTACTGTGAAGATATGGACAGTATATCTTTATCAGGAGATGATGGATAAAAACATTGTCCCACATATGTTTCCTGAAGCAATGCCTGAAAAAGAGATTGTTGGCGGATATGTCAAGGATCCTATTCGAGGTAAGCATGAATGGGTAATGTCTTTCGACTTAGCTTCTCTGTATCCACATAATCAAATGGGGATGAATATTTCATTTGATAAAATTCTTGATGATGAGGAATTACCAGCTGACATTTTACAATTGAAAGCTGACATCCTTAATAATTGTAATTCTGTTGAACAGCACATAGAGAATATTGTGTCGAAGGAATACGACCTTAGCATCCTCAAGCAATATAATATTGGTATGACACCGAACATACAATTCTATAAAAATGATGGTCTGGGCATCATTCCTAGCATCCTGAAAGGTGTTTATAATGAAAGAAAAGCTGTAAAAGTTGAAATGCTCAAGAGAAAACAGGAAAAGATTGATACTGGTAACAATGCTCTTGATAATGAAATCGCTAGGTTGAATGCCATTCAATTAGCTTTAAAGGTCCTAATGAACTCGCAGTATGGAGCTTTGGCAAATCCCTGGTTTCTTTATTTCGATACACGAAATGCTGAAGCAATTACTTCTGTGGGCCAAACTGCAATCAAATTCATTGGGAACAAGCTCAATGAATTTATGAATAAAATAATGCAAACTACGGGTATTGATTACATTATCGCTACTGATACTGACTCTGTGTATATTAATTTCGGAGGTCTTGTCAAAAAGTATTTCCCTGATAAAACGAAAGAAGAAACAACTAATATGCTTGACAAGATGGCTAATGAGAAAATTCAGCCTTTCATCAATAAATCTTATCATGAATTGAAGGATTACCTCAACGGTTTCAATATGGAATGGTTTATGAAAAGAGAGGCTATTGCTTCTTCTGCTGTGTTTGTTCAAAAGAAAAGGTATTTTATGCATATTCTTGATGATGAAGGCGTAAGAATGAAGGTTCCTAAATTGAAGGTTACTGGCCTTGAAGCAGTAAGATCAAGTACGCCTGATATCTGCAGGAAGGCATTAAAAGCCATCATGGGAACAATTCTTGAAAAGAATGAGGAGGCAGTCCAGAAAGAAGTAGAAAGGTTCAAGAAGGAATTTTATAAAGCTGATCCTATTGACATTTCAATTCCTAAATCAGTAAATGATATTGAGAAATGGATATCAAATAATAACACATCATGGAAAACAGGTACACCGTTCGGAGTGAGAAGTGCTATTATATTTAATGCTTTGATGTCGAAAGTTGATCCATTGTATGAGACAATAAAGAGTGGCGATAAGGTCAAGATTTGCTATCTTAAATTGCCTAATAAATTTAAGTCGAATGCGATCGCTTTCCCTAATGAAATCCCTAAGAAATTGGGATTGGATAATGTAATGATTGATCGAGAGACACAATTCGGAAAGACGTATCTAAATGCTCTTGATGCCATTCTTGGTGTGATAGGCTGGAGTTCAGCAAAGAAAAACAAATTATCTGGTTTCTTCGGATAATAAAGAGAGGTGTCAAGTATTATTTGACACCTCTCTCCTTTTGTGTTATTATTACATCTTATAAATAATAAGAACACAAGATAATAACACAAATGCACAAGTGAGGACACAATGAGAAAAATAAAGATCAATAAAACCAAAATAAAAATAAGATACCCTATCCCTGGGCCTAACAAGGTCACTATAGATAAATCTAAATATTGCAGAACACAAAAACATAAAAATGAAAACATACAAAGAATTTATTCTTGAGGCTGGCCAGCAATTTGAGAGGCAAGAAAATAGCTTCATTATGTCCGTCAATGATGCTGTGCTGAAGAACAACGGCAAACCCATTGCATTACATTCAACCCATGCAACCATAAAGAATGTACTCAAGGCAGAGAAATTCACAGGAAGACAATCTTCTGGCTCTGAACCATATACTGATGTACAACTTATTACTTCTTCAGGCCATGTCAATCTGTCAATGAAAGGTCCAACAGCTCCATCATTAGCAGGAGGTGGCTTGAGAGGCCTTGAGATTATCATCCCAGGACTAGGCACTAGATTCTTTCGGGCTGTTCATGACCGTCTCATAAAGACAGGACATAAGCTTGGCGATAAAGTTCCTGATCAATATGGCATTCTCTCTTTTAAAGATAAAGAATTGATTGTTGTTGGTAATGCTGCTATGGGTGGACCGATTGATTACATGTACATAGGGCCAATGGAAGTGAAATCAAAATACATTAGTGGTTCTCTTACTGTAAATGGTAAATTGATTGCTGCTATGGAATACGCCAAATCAAAGGATCTTTATTTTAGATTACGAGCAAGAAGAGCTGACCAAACATTTGATCCTCATGCCTCTGATAAAAACGGTGTGCCTAAAATATATGGCAAATCTCCATCGAAGGGTGATACTGCAGGAAGGTTAGTTGTTACTGACAAACCTACCAAAGCAAGCAACCTTATAAAATTCTAATGCAAGAACCTAAATGAAAACATTTAAGCAAATAGTAGATGAGGCAAAAATAGTGGGACATATCAATCTCCCGAAAGAAGCACCAAAGAAAGAAGGAGAAGTATCAAAGAAGGAATTGGATGCTCTTGAGAAAATCCTTGATGCTTTGTTCAAACATGCAGGGCTGGATATAGAATTTACTCGACATTTCCTGGATAGAGTAAATGACAAGAGAAACATCAAGCAAATTGATATACCAGAATTACAAAAGCTCTTTGTCAAGACACACCAAAAATATACTGATGCCTTGAAAAAGATGCCGGACAGTGCTGAAGCTGTGCTCAATGACATACAGACTGATATCAATCTTCCCTTCGTTATCAAATGGAATCCAAAATCAAAGATGATGGAATTGGTTTCTAAAACAGTAATGCGTAAACGGAATTTTAATACCCCGGACAAAAAACTGAAGGTATAAGGATGAAAAGTTTTACAGAATACCTCCTGGAATTATCATTACAGAAAGCTGATAATTTCCAAAAAAACGCACATCAAGGGCAAACAAGAAAAACAAGCGGAGAACCTTATTCAGTGCATCCAACAGCTGTGTATCAATTTCTTGTAAGCCTAGGCATTAAGGACAGGAATCTTCTTGTTGCTGCTTATCTGCATGATACCATCGAGGACTCTCCTACTTCATTCAATGACATCAAGAAAGAATTCAACCAAGATGTTGCAAGAATAGTCAAGGCATTGTCAAGCTCTGATAAAGGGATTCAAGCATTAGGCAAAGCATCATACCTAGCAAAGAAGATGATAGCAATGGATCCTGATGTGCTTGTCATTAAGTTAGCTGATCGGTGGCACAATACCACCGATATGAATTCATTACCTAAGGATAAAGCAGAAAAATATATGGCACAAACTGATTACATCATCCAGGAATTAGAATCCTCAAGAAGATTGAATAAAACTCATAAGAAAATCATCAAGCAGATTGAAAAAAATATGAAAAATTCTGGATACAAGACAATAACCGTATAATTGCTCACTAATATTAGTTGTGTTACTGTGTAAAAATATGTTGACAAGAACAGAAAATAATGTTATACTCTTTATATAAGATTGATTGAGATAAAAATAAATTACTGAGGAGTGAAATGAAACAGCTTAAACATTTGGATCATATTGAAGATTTGTTATTGATGAAAGGCTCTGAAGGATTGAATAGGGCTTTGTATATTTGCGAGCGCATGATTTCGGAGCCTAAGAGTCATAAAGTAAGCGTAAAAATTGATGGTGCTCCTTCTGTGATTGCTGGATGGAATCGATACAGCGAATTCTTTGTTGCTACAAAGAGCTTATTCAATAAAACGCCAAAGGTAAATTACTCTATTGAGGATATACAAAAAAATCATGGACATGCTCCTGGCCTAGAAAACAAATTGGTTTATGCTCTGACATATTTCAAAGATATTATCCCTCAAGGAAGAATCTTTCAAGGCGATATCCTTTTTACTGCTATGGATGTGCATTCTTTTATTGATGATGAAGGCTGTTATGTGTCAATAAAACCGAATACAGTAGAATACAGAACAAGAGACCGAAAAATAATTGATACAGTCAAATATGCTAAAATAGGTGTTGTCTGGCATACTGAATACATTGGTCAATCTTTTGATGATTTAGAGGCGATGATTTCATCGGATGTGTCTTGTATCAAATCAAATGAAAATGTTTACATTGCCAAGTCCGATTTCATTGATAAATTTGGAAAATCTCGATTTAATGAAATGGAAGAGGCTGGTCTCTTTGCATATGTCAATGCCATTGAAATGAAGATGCAACGGTTGAAAGAAAATAATAATAGGATTGATGAAATCTTTAATGAAAAATCGGAAATTTCTGACCTGGCAATGCAATTCATCAATGCAAGGTTACGAGAAGGTAAAGTATTCGTCAACAAGGAAGAAAGTCTTCTGGAGTTTGTCAATTTCACAAGATATAAATATAATAAAGTAAAATTGATAAGTAAATCCGCTATTGATGCAAATGAACAGAAATACATGAATCTTTATTCATTCATAATGTATTCACTAGGAGTAAGGCAATGCATCATGGAAGTATTTGAGCTTCATTACTGGTTGCAGTGCCTCAAGCAAAGATTGATTGAAAAATTAAATCTCCCTACGAAGGATTACAAATGGAAATGTTTTATCGATGGGTCTCCTTCTAATCATGAAGGCTTTGTTGTGACAAACAATTTTTCTTCTGTAAAGTTTGTTGATCGTATGGAGTTTTCAAGAGCAAATTTTAATAACAGTAGGTTCTAATAATGCTTTCATTTACTGAATTTTTGATTGAAGGGATGAACATCAAAGTAAACAAGAAGGAAATAGAAATCACTAAACCTTCAAGAGCAGCGAAGGATACTCTTGTTGTTCTTGATGTTGCTAATTTTGATAAGGCATACAAATCAATTGCACTCAAGCAAGGCTTTTATATAGGTAAAAAAGGATCAGGTGGCATTTCTGGCAGATATAAAAGATTTGGATTATTTGTCATGGGAGGGAAGGAAGAAATCGAACCTGGGTTCGATATTGATCATGAACCTGCTAAATCCATAGAAGCCGCTGAAGTTTCTGTCAATGACAAGGGTGAAATTCAATTTACCAATGGTCGACATCGATATGCATGGTTAAGAGATAATAATGCATCGAAAATAATTGTTGCAATGGATAAAGAATCTGTGTATAATGCCAGAAAGTACAAATACATTTGATTATATAGAGGTAAACATGCTTTCATTTTCTGGATTCAAGACAGTAGGATTAATCAACGAAGTAAAATCAAGCAAGGCTGCCGTGATTACTTTCGGTAGATTCAACCCAATAACCTCAGGTCATGAAAAGGTTGTCAATACTGTTTTACAATGGGCCTCAAGTAAAAGAGCTGATGCTCTTATTTTTCCTTCTCAATCAGAGGATCCAAAAAAGAATCCTCTGCTGTATAAGGACAAAGTCAAATACATGAAGCAACTCTTTCCGAAAGCAAAGATTATAAATGACCTGAGCGTAAAAAATGTTTTCTATGCGTTGAAAATGTTATCAGCGGCTGGATATAAAGATGTTACTCTTGTTGTCGGTTCAGATAGAGTAGAGGAATTTGATGCTCAAATAAGAAAATACATCAAGCATCCAGATGCAACAAAGTCTTATGATTTTGATAATTTTAAGGTGATAAATGCAGGCGAGAGAGAAGGTGCGATATCAGCCTCATTAATGAGACAGTACGCAAAGGATGATGATTTTGAATCATTCAAGAAAGGTCTTCCCTCAACAGCTACAAAAAGTATTGCAAGTGCAATTTTTAAGGATGTCCGAAAGGGCATGAAAATAACATAACATTAAGGAAAACAAAATGAAAAGTTTCAAACAGTATTCAATCGATGAAGCCACTATGACTGATTACGAATTGGCTGTGTATCCAGACAAAGTGAAGTTTACTAAGGATGGCAATGTATCTTCTTATTCATTGATCATGAAGATGGAAGGCGGAAAAAAGACTACTGTTGTTAAGGATGCAAAATTGGAAAGAGCCATTATTAGTTTCCTTGGTGATGATGACATCAAAACTTCTCTTGCTGTTAACCCAGAAGCAGGTGTGTATGATGTGGAAGTTTATCAGGATGCAAAGGGAATGTATATTGAATTAGGTTCCAAAAAAGTTTATTTCAAAGGATAATCATATGAAAAAAATTCTCATTGCTGCTTTACTGGTAATGTTCATAGCCGTACCATTGCAAGCAGCTGCACCAACTGATACTCTGCAAGTAGATTATGTATTCGATCAATCACCTCTTCCTGATAAATTAAGATTGTATGTTGGTGATGCTCAAATATGCGAGACGGCTGCAACAATTGATACATTTACTTGTTCTGTTACTTCTTTGCCATATGGCGATAATGTAATCACAATGACCGCGGTATCAGGTGACAAAGAATCTCCAAAAAGCCCTGAGTATATATTCACAAAAGATATCAATGCTCCTACGATTACTAATATTAAGGTCACTACAACTGTGACTATTACTACTCAACAATAAGGGAACTATAATGGCATGGTTAACAGTGCCTGAAGATTCTAATTGGGAGTATTCAACTGCTCCCAATACTGATAAGAAGGCAATAGATACATACGATTATGATGCCAACACAAACCACGTGGCAGGTGTTCGTGGTGATGCTAATCATATATGGTATGTTCTAAGCAGACAAAAAATAAATATAAACCCAAACCCAGGTTACGGGGAATTATATTTCTATTCATCTTAAAATAATTTAGCAGGAGGCATGTTTCAAATATGAAGCTAATAAAAAGTATTATTACCCTTTCCTTAATTGGAATGTTAATGACAGGATGTTCTGGCGCAGGCGGGATGGTCCCGATATCGGATCAAATGGTTTCAACCACAACAGGAGCAATGACAAGCCAGCTTGGATACATTACTGATGCTTCTGCTATGAAAGAAAAGTTTGTGCATGATTCTCTACAAAACAGAGACAAGATGATTGCTATGGCTCATACCACTGACGGCTTTCATATGTCATTTGAGCTTGTAGAAGTTGCGCCTGGAGTAAAAGCATTACTCCCTAAGGACATTTCGTATAAAGAGCAAGCAAGATTTGACCAAGTTCTGCCTACTGCGCCTTCAATTCATCCTGGTTGGAAAACAGCTGAGGTCTTAGGAAAAGCTGCTATCAATGGTACTGTTATTGGCCTTGGTATTAATGCTGCCTCTGATATCATTAGTGAAGGTATAGCGGCATCAAGGAGTAATGTAAACACAAACACAACTACCACATCGATTGATAATTCAGTAGGACCTGTTGATAGTTCTAGGGTCAATACCATTACTGACAATTCTTCTGTTGATAATTCTGTCGGACCAGTGGATAATTCATGGGCTGATAATTCCTCAAGACCAGTGGATAATTCTGTCGGTCCTGTTGACAATTCAATTGGTCCAGTTGATAACACCAATAACAGCACTGTTCCTATTGTGGAGTAAACATGGATCCTATACATTATACAATCAAAATGCTTTTACCCACGATAGCATCAAATATTATTCTGTTGGTGATAGTATTTGTCTGGGCTAAATTGTCAATAGAGAACAATAAATTGATGGATGTTTCAAACAAATTTATTGTTCTTGCCGTAATTCTTTCAGGTCAGGAAGCTGTCAAGTTAGTATTGATTCTTAAGGATCTTCTTTTCCCTGTTATTAACAATGTAGTAAATTAAATAAAGGTATACAAAATATGGCTGAAAATGATTTAATTTTGGCGCCTGAAACAGTTACCAAAGGCACAGCTGAAACTAATTTTATACGTTCACAAGCAAGATTAGATGAAATAAATGGTATTGCTTCTGGTGCTGATACAAAGGCAGATAATGCTCTTGCTTTATTTGAAGATTCTGGGTATCCAAATATTAAACCGTCTTTGCTGTTGAACTTTGCAGCAACCAAGAGCCTCGATCCAAGGATTACTTTTACTAGGGCTTCAGAGGCCACTTACCTCAATGATAAAGGATTGCTGTCCTATGCTGCTGTTGACGAGCCAGTGTTCGACCATGATCCGGTTACAGGAGAGTGCAAGGGGTTGGGGATATGGGAGGCTCGGACTAATCTGCTGAAATACTCTGAGGACTTCAGCAATGCTGTTTGGCAAAAGACTGCAACAGGACTAGCTTCATTACCTCAAGTTAGCCTCAATTATGGGACTGCTCCTGATGGTACTCTTACTGCCACTAGGGTTGATCTCTCTATAAATGGTGGAACTACAACTACAGACAACTGCTATATTATGTACACTGCAGATTTATCCGTAGTTGGGCAACCAACTTTGTGCAGCGTCTTTTTAAAGACCGTTGATGGTTCTACCAAGACACTGCGTTTTGATTTTAATGGCTCTACTGCTGACATAGCACCCTTTAACGTACCCCTTCTGACTGTTACAGGGAAGTGGCAGAGATTTACTATTGGTTTAAGTTCAGCCATTGATACACAGAGAAGATTCGCATTAAGGCTTAGAGGTTCATTGGGTACTTCAGATAGTGCATCAGTATTGGTATGGGGAGCAACCCAGGAGAATAATGTAACCTTCCCAACTCCCTATATCCCATCAACTGAAACATTCACTTCAAGAGCATCCACAGCGACCTACATTGGTTCTGATGGACTGATAAAGATTGCTGCTAGTAATGCACCAAGGATGCAATATACTCCTGATAATTTGGGGTTAAGACCTAAGCTGTTGCTGGAAGGTGCCAGTACTAATCTACTTACTTACTCTGAGCAGTTTGATAATGCTGGCTGGACTAAGGCGAGAGCATCTATAACACCTAATGTTATACTTGCTCCCGATGGTACCTTGACTGCTGATAAATTGGTGGAAGATACTTCAGCTTCTACAAGTCACTACATTAGACATTCACCCACTTTATCTGGCACTACAACTCACACTTTCACTATCTTTGCCAAAAGTGCTGGCCGCCATATTAATATCACAACATTTGGCTCTAACGGATGGATTGTCTCAAAGACCGTTATAGTTAATCTTATAGACGGATCTTACACGGGTGAAGGAGTGGTAGAGCATTTACCTGGAGGCTGGTTTAAAATATCTCTTACCAATACTACAGGTGCAGAAACCAAGGCTTATGCTATAGATGTACTTCTTTCAAGTGTCGGAGATGAGTTCTTCACAGGTGATGGTACTTCAGGCATCTACCTATGGGGTGCCCAACTAGAACAATCCCCATACCCAACCTCCTACATCCCCACAACCTCAGTGGCAGTAACTAGAGCAGCGGATGTAAGCTCCAGTGCTGCAACTACACGAGCTGCTGATATTGCTCAGATGACAGGGAGTAACTTCAGTGATTGGTATAGGCAGGACGAGGGGAGCTTTGTTTGTAAGTATCAACTTGATTACAAACTAGGGGCAAGTAGGGTTCTTTCAGTAGGGACTGCAGATGCATATATGGAACTTATATCAGCAACAGGGGCGACAGCTGATGTGGGGAACGGCGGGTACCTGTATGGTAAATCTGATGGTGTGGTGGGATCAATAGCCACGAGTGGTATCCTTAATGTTGCTTTAGCAATTCGCCATGTTGCTTTTGGTTATAAAAAGGATGACTTTGCCTCATCTGTCAATGGCATAACTGCTAAGGTTGATACAACAGGAAGTGTTCCTCCAGTTGATAGACTAAGGTTTACAAATAACGTGGGAGAGGCCTTGCTTTGTGGCCACATAGCTTACCTAGCCTACTACCCGAAACGCATCTCTAACACTGAACTTCAAGTAATCACTCAATAATAAGAGGATAAGATGAAACAATACTGTCTAAAATTCACAGATGAAGCACAAGCCAAGGAAGCACTGAAAGATTATGTTTCCACTAATCAATGGCTCGATGAAATACCAGTAGGTTCTTGGTTGACCAGTAGTAAAGACCACGCACTAGATATAGTAGGAGTGATCCATAAAGCTACAGGTGTAACCCTTATAGATACAGAAGGTAATGAATACCCTGAAATGGCACCACTGGAAGGCTTTCATGCCAACCTTGCGGTTGATACTCTTCCTGTTGAACTGGAAGAATACGTAGTAATACCTGAGACACCTTCAAGAGTATTTGCAGGGATGGAGATGAACAATGAGTAAATTAATAGGAACAAATCCAAACCAGATATCAACTAATAGTATGCTCAGTGAGACTGCCTTTATGACGCCTGGAGCAATAGCAAATCTTATAACCTCACTTGAACCCGCCCTAGGGAAGATTCCTATAGCTGGTACTGACGGATTAATAGATATTAAATGGATAAGGCAGTTCTCCAACGATATTGGTAATCCGGGGAGTCAGGGTTTTGGTGTAGGAATATGTCCGAGTGAGCTACCTGCTGGTATGACTACCATGACAGGAACCCTAGATGTAGCATCTGGCAATTATGGCAACTATCAGTATTCCGATGGTTCAATCATGTGCTGGATTCCAGCTTTTTATTATCTCTACGGTGACGGCACAAACGGTCTGGCGGTCAATATGGTTGATATCAAACCATACAGTACCTATGACTCCGTAGCATCAGCTAATACGGCAGGATATGCCCTGCACCGGGCATTTTATGATGGAGGGGTTATTCAGCCAGGATTCTTTGTCGATAAATATCTGGCTTCGAACAATGGCGGTATTGCGTCGTCCATCAAAAATGGTGCACCGCTCAGTACGCACGCTGATCACAATCCTCTCTCTGGTTTGACGGGTGCGCCACCAAATTTTTACTATGGGGCATTTGCCGCTAGCAAGACTAGGGGCGCTGAATTCTTCCCGAAGAGCCTGTTCATCAATTCAGCACTGGCCTTGCTGTCACTAGCCCACGGACAGGCAGCTACAGCCACGACATGGTGTGCATGGTACGATGCTGCTGGAATAACAAATTTCCCCAAGGGTTGCAATAACAACGCTCTTGGTGACTACAATGATGTCACAATATCCTACACATCGGATGGGTACCCCAACTGCGGTCTGACTGGCTCTGGATTACCTTTTGCAAAGACCACGCATAACGGTCAGGCGTGTGGTGTTGCCGACCTCAATGGCAATATGTACGAAATCTCTCCTGGATTGACATGTGTTGCACCGCTGACAAATATTACCGGGGCTACCCAGGCAAATCCATGTGTCTTGACAGTCGTCGGCCACAGTGTGCAGGCTGGTGACTACGTCACGGTACGTTTCATAGGCGGCATGACGCAGCTCAATGATAGGATCTACACTGCGACGGTAATAGACGCAAATACAATATCACTGGACGGAGTTGACTCCACTGGCTTTACCGCCTACTCATCTGGTGGGAACATTCTGGCCGGTACGTTCAAGGTCATCAAGCCGACCGTTGCACTAAAAAACATTACCGGCGGCAACACCGTAGACACAGATCATTGGGGTACTGCTGGTCTGGCTGCCAACTTTAACGATGTCAATGTCAAACTTGCTACCACATACCCGAACAACGGTTTTGCGCAGAAATTCGGCAGCGGTGGCAACCAGGTGCTCTCCCCGACAGTTACCGGAAACGACTGGACGCTCACTGGTTTGGGTTTCCCGATTGCGGGTGGCGTCAGCATATCAGGCTCAAACCTGTTCGGTGTGGATTATTTTTATCAGCATATGCTGCAGGACATGTGTCCGATTGCGGGTGGCCACTGGCCCAACGGCGGTAGCGCTGGGGTGTGGATGCTGACTCTGAGCTCTGTGCGCGGGAGCTCGAACAGCGGCGCTGGTTTTCGTTCAGCCCTATATCTCTAAACCAAAGGAATCAAAATGACTAAGATACTAAGTTATATAAAGGTAACCGATCAGCATACAACATATACGCTCTTTACCGAGGAAGGCTGTACTGAGCTGTGTACCCTAGATGGTACAACCTATGTTGCTGTGCCGGATGGCGTGGAACTTCCTTCTCAACCAGAACAGATAGCCGCTAGTATTCAGGAGGTTGTTGTTACCCCGGAACTTAACGTAGCCATCAAAGAAGCATCTCCTCATGCGCGCCTTATCAGTAAGTGCATCATAGATAAAATACGTGAGCGATACACTGTGGATCATGAGCTGTACCTAGCGCGTATAGGGGTGGGTGCGGCAACAGGTATGTATACACCAACACCAGAGGAGATGACTGAACTGAGCGAGTTTGGCGTCTTTGTTGAAGGGACGCGGCAATGGGGCAGGGATGAAAGGGCTAAGCTAGGGTTATCGTGAGGTACTTCTCACTTTGTGCTCCAATGCCAGGAACACTCTACACCCATGGCAGAAATAGAGTCGGTTAATACGCAATTTGGTCTATGGAATGCAGCAAAGAATTGTAATGCAATAAGCTGGAATAATGGTGGCAAAGGTCAGGTAGTACTTAATTGTATTTTAAATAATTGTCTAGTCTACGGTTAATGGAACGAGAATGGGGAT